AAATTGCATTCATATTCAACCTATTACTTATTATTGAAATACCATATAGTGTAACTAAGACTTCTTTGAGAATTCTACATTATATTTCAGTTAATCGTATTACTGATTAACGAGTTCAATCATGAAGTCAGGCGCGTATATATTAGTTCCACTGGGTATAGCGCTAACTTGTGACATGTTCTTTACGGTTATTCCAGTGAAGTTCGCTTTAAACATGACATTAAAATACGAACCGGATAAAATTACATAGCCCATACCTAAAATCTGTGTATCTTGAATTGTTACGTCTGAAGGGATAGCATTCATAAGCCTTTCACTGTTAGGAATCAAATTGTCAGTCGGTACAAACACTTTGTTGTTAGTGTAAGCGTATTTTTTGCCGTTAATATACTTTATTTTGCATAAAAGCGGTGAAGAGCCTCCAGTAGTTGTAGGGAATGTTACGCTCAAATTAGTTCCGTTCCATTGAATCCATGTGCCACTGCTAGTGTTTCTGTAATATTCATTGCAATTAGTGTCTACTATAACTTGTCTAATATCAGTACTAGCACTACCGGTTTTAATAACATCCATATATAATGGTGTAGTCATTTGATCAGGCAATCCAGTGCATCCATTATTAGGAACTCTAAACATATATCTTCCCGGTAACGTCAACGTACTAATATCTACTGGATTTTCTACTTCTCGTATAGGGCCTTCCATAAGAATCGTTTGGCCTGTAGTTGTCGCTACAATGCCTTTATTTGCGCGTAAGCTAATAGTACTAGTCAACGAGTTAAGAGAGAGCACGCCTGTATTAGCAAGTGAAGTAACTCCGTCAACAGTTCCAGCGGTAATACCAGCACCACCTGAAACGCTTCTGATTCCTGTATTCGTAACAGTTACATTCCCAGTGTTTCCACTCACGTCAATACCAAGGCCAGCCGTAATAGCCGTAACACCGGGGTCAACAACAGGTGTATTTACAGTAATAATGTTTCCAGCAGTTCTTACCGTACTAGCTCCACTGCCATTAATAGTAACAGCATCAGTAATATTATTAACACTAGGTACACCGCCAGTCCCACCACCTCCAGACGATGTTAATGTAATCGTCTTTCCAGTTGCATCAGGCGTGACAGTCATGTTCGCTCCAGCAACGATTTGAACATTGCCGTCCATTCCATTAACAGTAGTAGCATTAGGAATAGCCGGTACATTAACTGTGACATTCTGTCCACTGTTGGTAACACTCGCGCTTCCGCTTCCGGCAATCGTAACCGCCCCGCTAATCGTGTTCACACTGTTGACGAATGGCCCATTCGGCACATTTCCCAAACCAATTTGTTCTTTAGTTACTTGATGAGGGTTAGCCTTATCAGCAATGTGGTTATTTATATTATTGTTCAGCGTTGCGTCTTGCGCCTGTCTTTGTTCTGTTTCCGTTGTAATAGCATTTGTGTTCGCCGTTATTCTATCACTAAGAGCAGTATCAGCTGAGGTTCTTGCAGCCGTTTCAGTGGTCAAATCAGTTCTCAATTGCGTAATATCCGCATCATTGCTTGTGATCTGATTCTGCAAATTGGCATCAGCATTAGCTCTAGTTTGCGCTTCCGCATCAATGTTCGCTTGTAATTGAGCATCAGCAGCTTCTCGTGCAGCTTTTTCGGTGTCAATGTTCGATTGCAATTGAGCGTCTGCTGCTTTACGTTCTGCTGTTTCAGCGTCTATATTATCCTGTAAAGCATTATCGGCGGCTTTTCTATCTTCTATTTCCTGATCAATTCTAGCATTAACACCGTCAAATAGAGCTTTGTGCGCATTAGGGTCAAAGTTGTGCATGTGGGTATACAAATCATTAAACATGATTGTATCTCCAACTATCTTGCCTCCAACAACATCAAACATGTATAGCGTTGTGCAGTTCATTGGCATGTATTCAGTCGACAGAAAAAGAACCCCGCTTTTATCCTTTAGCTTTCCGACAACCTTATTCATGCTGTCATTGTAAATGTTGATATAATACGTGCCGTCATTCATACCGTTTACGGTAAATTCCTGATCAATATTGATCAACGTATAGTCCTGATACAGCATTCCAGTAATGTGAATGGCTTCTGTAGTGTACGTAAATGAAGTATTGATCAGATATGGAACCGTCAAGTACTGATTGTCAATAATAGCATTGACAGTATACAGCAATCTTGCAAACATTGCATCATATGTCAATGCGTCATCAAGCGTTGCAGGAATCACACGATTCCAATAAAACGGTAAAGGTTCGGGCGAGTTGTAAAAAGCATTGTATCCGGGTTTATACATGACGATTCCTCCCTTATTCAATGTATATAAACAAAGATTTTACATACATATCCGTAAAGATTAAGTTGTAAACATTTACGATTGCTTCACGTAGTTTCATTATCAATTCAGGGTATGTGTGATTTCCAGTTATTCCATGTTTGGTATTCGTATACTTTTCTACAACCTTTTCTAAGTCATTGCCGTTTCTAGTTGTGTCGTTCTTTGAGGTTTCTCCTATTGTTTCATCGTCTGTATTTTCTATAGTTTTAGTTACAGTTGTATCATAAGTAGTTGTAGCTGTAGTCGTTGTAGTTCTGTCGTCAGTGTCTGTTAGGTTGTTTTCCACATTTTCGTTACCAGAAATGTTTCTCATGTTTGTGAGATACTCATTTGAACCGCTGTTCGAAATCATCGCCTGTGGTGTATCGCTGTATTTGTCGCTGCTTGAGGTAGTAGTATTAACGCTTCCAGTGTGGTTCTGAGTGTCATCAATAGTTTCATTTCCGTTTGAGCTATCTGTGCCTGTTTTCTTATCTGTAGTAGTTCCGCCCTCTGTCGCGTTTCTAGTAATATCTTTATTGCCTGTGTCAGAAATAGTTTCGTTCCTTGTTGTGTCTACACTAGCTTCTTTGCTAAATACCTCTTCAACAACGTAGGTAAACAATGGATCATATTCAAGAAGCTGTGATTTAAAGAACTCGTTGTAATAAGGCATAATAAGATTGAGCGCTTCGTCAAGTTGGAACTTAAATAATGCAGGGGTTTCAAATCCAAGCTGCCGCATAAAGAAATGCTTTACAAACTTAGTTTCAAAGTCATTTCTTTTTGTTTCATCAAAGAACGGGTATGTGAAATCAAATAGTTTCGGAAGTGCATACTGGATTTTTTCATTGACAGTTGGATTTTCAGCGGGGTTGTCTTGATTATAGATTTCCACCAAATCCATTAGCGTCATTGTTATTGCCATTGACATCCACCTCCCTTATTTCATCTTCTGTGAGTTGCGTGCCGAATACGTTGTCACTGTACATTGTTAGTATTCTGAAGTCAACATCCATGTTCCAACCAAACTTTTCATTAGCCTTAGCGCATGCATCTTTGCGCGCATTTAGCATGACACTCCTTGAAATCTCTATCTGCTGCATATTGCCTTGTGCTTCCTGAGTAATCATACGCTCACGTTTTTCAGTGGAAACGTTTTGAATGCCAAGGAACAGCATAGCCTCGTCCCACGTTTGGCGCTTGTATGCGTTTGCATCAGGTACAAGGAAAGGTACTCCAAGGTTAATCGCTTCAAACTGATCAGACAACCCCATATTGTCAATGTCTATAATTACAGGACAATTACCAGTATATTTAGCATATGCATTTTCAAGGGTAAGCCTTTGATTTGCATTTGCAGCTTTAATGATTACCGGTGTTTTGCATGAATTGAAATTAACCTGTATGAACGCTTCCGCCTGTGCCATTCGTCTAGCATAGGTTGCAAGCCAGTCTGCCGTGGGCTGCCTTAAATAGTTGTTGTACGTGATTACGCATTGATCAGCTTTAACAGTTCTGTTGAAGCCATTCTGAGTGTAAAGCGTAACATTTTCCGGTTCCCAATACATGTTCCATGGGCCAATTAGCGTGCATCTTGTGAATATAGGCTCATTCATCATTGCCTTGCTGAATGCGCCGTATCCTATTGTGCACAAGTTGTACTCTATGAACTTATCGGGAATATCATTGGGAAGGTTTTTCCACTCGAACATATTGATTGCGTATGACAGTAGCATGTAGAAATAATGATTAAAGTAATATCTTTCCAAATCATTGTTTAAACTGTCGTATGCATGTCCTGCGTTGATAGGCATTTTATTCTCAAATGGAAACTGCTCATTCTGTAGCTGCCTGACAGCGTTAGATTTTTTCCTGCTCAATTATTACGCCTCCTTGGCCGTGACGGATATCGGGTTGTTACCGTCGCGGTAGTTGCCCACATCGAAAGTATTCCACAAAGTGATGCCGTTTATGAACTGCGTACGGATATCGTTAAGCGCTTCTCCGGGAATATCGCCATATACATTACACTGCGGAATCTTATAGTAGTTGTAGAATTGGCGCGTTCCGAACTGAGGAGTTCCAAGGCGATTTACTTTGTACCCGAACATTGTAAAGAAATTGTCAATTATACGTGCATATTCCGCTTTAACGTGAACTTTGTACATGTCAAATCGCAGTTTTTTATTAGAATATGAAGATACATTGTTAATATTGCCTTTTGCCTGATCTGGTATTGCGGCATGTTGCATAACTTGCGCTGTCGTGTTTATAACTGAATTCAATAGTCCTGTGGTAGCTCCTGCAATAGCTCCGGGTGCTCCCCCTAAAGCTGCGCCTCCCATAGCACCGTTAGCTATGCTACTAATACCATTTACCATTAACGAAGCTGTATGGCCATTCAACCAGTTTGCAAAAACATCTGTATTTGACACACAGAATGGAAATTTAGAATATTCTAATGAATACAATCTGTTATCAACGTTTGTCGCTCCACTTCCATTTATATGAGGATAATTCTTTATATTAAATGTACATGAAGCACCAGGAAGTATAGAGCCTCGTATAGCATATCTAAGCGTTCCGGTATTTCCGTTTATTGTTAATAACTCTGGGTATATTTCCATTTGTTTGCCTTGATTGTTATCAATTATTATTCTGTTAAATTCAGAAGTAAACAATTTGTTGTTCTTAGGTACATAGCCGTCTATGGTATCGAATGTAAATTCTTTTTCAAGGTTTCCGCTGTCATATCCGGGATATGGTGAAGTAGTACCCGGCCTATTATCAAGAAGATTCCCGGCTTCACTTTGATCTTGAAATTTAATTACGCTCCAATCAAGGCCGTTCAGAAATTCCATTGGAACCATATATGTAGTAAATATGGCAGTGTCATCAATATTTGCGGCTTGCTTTATTGCTACATAAAGCCCAGATAATCTAGCCCCTTGTTCAGCTAGTGAATAATCCTGCGTATATGTTGAAGCTGCCCATATGTAGCATCTATTTATTGTGCCTCCGTATGGCACACCATAAAGACGTTCACTAACTCCTTCCCATAAATCGCTAAGTGTGCACATTAGTGCCATTTTCATATTTCCTGTTCCGTCTGAATATTCATAACCGCTCCATGGATAATATTCCATTTCCTGTATGAATTCCCCTGTTTCAAGCCCTTCCGGTACAGTGTTCGCGCCTATCGTGTCATCTGTTACATGCTCACGTTCTATAAAGCAATTCTTCCACTTCAAGTCAAATTGATATGACATCCAGTAATCTATACTGAAAGTTATTTCACACACGCCGGGATTGACATATTCAATTGAATCTATGAAGCAATAAAACCACCTTGAATTGTTCTTATAACGTAGATAGTTTGTTTTGCCTATGATCTCATCATAATTTGCATCAAGTCTATATGTGCTTGTTTCACGCTGATACTGCACATTAAGATTTCTTCTATATATTATAGAATTAAAGTATAGTTCTCGATTGTTAGCCGAAGTAAAATATACGTTGTTTCCGTCACCTTTTACTAGAGGTATATTCTGAAATAAGTCTACTTCTGTTGCATAAGGATAAGGCATTGTATTACCTCCTTTTGATGATAAGTAAGCGGCCCCACTATACAGGGCTGTGAGGCCGCTTATTCTTTATCTGGATATTACGCTTTGGCGGTTACCTTAACCGTAAGAGTGCCTTTCACAGAACCGTCATAGGTGGAAGTAGCAGTAATGGTAATGCCAGCGCCGTCACCAGTAACAGGTTCCTGAGTGGAAATGTACAGACGACCGCTCTTATCAATGTAAGTTCCGCTGGAGGTCTGTCCGCTGATAGTGAAATTAACGCCCTGCGGCACGTAATCGGAACTCGCAGTGTCGGTTGCAGTCGCTTTGTAATCACTGTATGTTCCCTGCGCCAGAGTGGCTGCACCGGTCACAGTGATAGTGGTAACACCAACAGTTCCGGCAGTAAACACGACAGCATTAGCAAAACGAGAAGTGCTGTAAATACCCTGATGATGCAGAATCATGTTATAGTACAGGCCCTGACCGTTGTAAACCTGATCAGTACCCACGTAAGTATCCCACTGCATCAGCCACTCACGGTCGCAGAGGACGGCGAGGACATCATCAGCACCGGTTCCAAAGTCATCAACAATAATTCTGCGTGCAAGGAACTCCGCTTTGTCCATGTGGAAGGCGGCTGCAAGCACTTCAACGTCGATAGCGGCCTCCAACTCAGGAGTTATCAGCAGTACCTGATCTTCCGGGAACACATGACGAAGAACACCCATGCTGTTATACGAACGTGAAGGCAGAGAGAACTTGTTAACATACGTGCGGATAGCCTGCACGAACTTCTTGCCTGTCGATTCATCAACAACAGAGGCGGCAGACACGGGATAGAACAGACCGTTTGTGTAGTAGTTAGCGATGCACGCTTTCATGATCAGGAACTCATCGTAATTGTCAGAATTATAAAGAGCCTGAACAATGGAGGCCACAAGCTGTGCAAGGCCGCCTTCGCTGTAGAAGGCACGCTTCATGACAACTCGCTCAATAGTCTGTTTATAGAAATCTTCACGGTTGATCACATGATAAATAGCCTGCACATTAGGAGTAACGCGCTTGAACAACTGGGTTTCAGCCACTTCCGGATCATAATGCTGTGCTTCCGCAACATCAACAAAAATCTCCTCAATGGTTTTGCCGTATGGAACTTCCCCGCGCTTGAACTCCCACAACGGGTTACGAATGATTTCATTATGGACATACTGGAAAGCAATTTTGTCTATAAGGCCACGTAGAAATTCATTGTAATATACCTGCGCATTAAGAATAGCGTTGCTGGTTGCGATAAGGTTTTCCTGCGTTGCAATCGGTATACGGCTCTGATAATCAGAGGAGGATGCAGCTCTAATAGCATTCATAATGTCGATATTAGAACGGCCCTGAATGGACTGCAAGGCGGCGGGTTTGCTAGTTGCCATTTGAAACACTCCTTATAAATTTATATTGTATAACGCTTTTCGCGTTAAATACCTAAAATATCATTGATTGTGATCTCTGTCTCTTTTGCTGGTTCGTCCACAATTTCCGTGTGTGAGGGAGTGAACGATTTTAGAGCATCGAACATATCGTTTCTAAGCGAGTTTATTTCTGTACTGTAGTCTTTTGGTTCAGGCATACTGTTGATCTTTTCGCTGATGCTGTTGATTCTTTCTGAAAGAGAATTAAACTGTTCATTGAAAGCATTCATGACTTCATCAAATTCACCCGGCTTCATCCTCTTCTCCTCCTTCTTTTTTGATCTCCGCGAGAGCGTTAATAAGCTTCTTTGGAATTGGCAACCCGATTCCAGACATGTTTTCAATAATTGAAATACCTTCATTTGCAATATAAAAGAAAATTACGGATGTCCTTAATACTGCGGCTTCTTTGAATATCATCGTGTCGATTACATTTGCAAGGCCAACAACAAGGATAATAAACACTTTCTTTGCAAGCCCCTGAAATGAAACTTTGCTTGACACTTCGTGCTTGACTGCCGCTTTTATGATTCCTGTTAGAATGTCCACACCCATGAATACAATGAGCGCGATTAAAAATCCGTTGAACTCTCCCAGAAACCAACCGACAGCGGCCCCCACAGCTATGCACCCTCCTTCAATGATCGTCCATATTTTTTGCATCGGCGTGACCTCCCTATATAATAAGGATATATACCTATTTATAGTATAGCATAGGTGGGGCTATTTTTCAACATTTTTAACAATGTTTTCCACATTTATTTCATCTAACCTTTCATTGTAAATGTGGTCGGCAACAATACAACACCGCCTTTGCATTGTACCGGTCGCAATTTCAAGCCGTCTATGGAGTAACCTAGCTCGAAGTCGTCATATCCGATAACGGCTTTTATATCATCCGACATTCCAGCGCATTTCTTTACGTATTCTTGATAAGCGTCTCTTCCTTTTTCAAACTTTAGTCTTTGCTGTTCTTCCGGCGGCAATGAGCTTATTTTTTCAACATACCGTTCATATTCCATAGTCCCAGCTTTGTACTCTATTTCTTCTATGTAGCATTTTTGTCGTATGTATTTTGCACGTGTAAACGAATATTCATGCTTCCATGCGCCCAACTTCTTGTTGTCTACTTCTATTATTTTTGACGCTTCCTCCACTGTTATTCCGGTTACGTGAACACTGTCTGTGTCCATGTAGCAGAAATGTGAATCTTCTTTTGCGCCGCCTAACGCCTGCGCTGATCTTATCACGCTGTCTCTTCCGTATGAAGTTATGAATGATGCAACGGCTGTGTATACTGGTGCTTTCAATTCTTCGTCTGTTTCTCTGTACTTCACGACACCTTCATCTAAATATGGCACTTTTGATCTTATGTGTGTTCTGGATGCTGTCTTGCCGTAGAAAGCATTCAGCATCAGTTTCGCAATTTGTCTAGCTGCACCGGTTGATGTTGCTTTCTTTTCGTACCAATAATTAACATAATCGTTAAACACTCCGTCTATCATCTTGAATTTGAACCCGCCTAGAAACTTGTAATTGTATACTTCGTAATGCTCTATAAACAATTCAAAGTCCACTGATGTAAGATACAGTAACGTTGGCTCTGTGCTTTCTGATACGTATTCATTTGCTACGTAAAGAGGGTTTTTCTTGATCTGAATTGTTGGCAAATAGCCCTCTTTTACTTTAAATTCGCATATGATCTTTTGTATAAACAAGGGGTATTTTTCATCGTGCTTATATTTTCCGTCGAACCATAACGGAACGCCATACGGCATAGGCAACGTCATCGCCCATGGGTACATGCTGTTCTTGTCGAAAGAATGCCCGTTATACACTTCAACGCCCGCACGCAATGGATGCACCATTACAACTCCGCCTTTGTATGACTTTCTTATTTCGTCATCCATTGGTATGTCCAATACCGGAAAGAAGTGATCCCAGCCCTTCTGAGTTAATAACGCCTTACAATACTTTAATCCGTCACTGCTCATTGTCATGGCTGTAAGTCCTTCATCGAACTGGGCTTTCAATGCCTTTGCGACTATTATAACGTCATTTGTTACGTACTCCAATTCGTTTGCATCTGGCTTATATCCTTTTGGCCTGATTATTGTATGATCAATTTCACCTTTTGATTCTTCCAGACCGAATGCCTTTGCAATGTCCTTCACCTTAAAAGGCAGTTTTTTATATGAATCAAGAAATGATATCTTCTTTACATGCTTATTCGCTTTTGAAAATATAACCTCTATTTTATAAAATATCCCATTGTCAGAAATTAGCGTGTTAAATTCTTTTTCCCCCGGTTTGTCTGCGTATTCGTACTTTAATTCATTCATTATGTATGATAATATAAATTGGCCGTCAAACTTTAAATTGTGAAAATATATGGTATAATTATCATCTTTGTACGTATCAAAAAAACTCTTAATATCTATCCCATAGTTAATATCATTCAGATTGTCGATATCAACTGCGCACCATAGCCATACTCGACAATCTTCAATTGACGGTGTTGTTTCAAAATCGGCCATAATGCGCCTCATCACCTATCACGCCTTGCACGTACATTTATAATATCAAGTCTTACATTCTTGAATACCTGCTGTATATCCTCAACTATCTTTAAATCCTCTGGAGTGTTAAAGAATACACTTTCAAAATCCGCCTGTGACTGATAGTACATTTGCAAAAATTCCTGTGGCGTTAATTCCCTAATATCGTCTATCAAATCTTGTGCATAAAATCCTGTTTTTTCTTGCAAGCGCATGATCGACATAATATAATTATCATACATTGTTTGTGTACGCTTTTCCCAATATTCTGGCGTAGACTGTCTCTGTATTCGTGAAGCAATTCGTTCCCATTGCTCCTTATTCTTTATCGTTTTAGGCTCAAACTGCAACGGGTTTAGCATGTCGTAATATGTATCCCCAGGTGTTTGCCTCGACCGTCTTGCGTAATCCTCTACCGTATCCGCTTGTTCTTCACCGCCGATGATCAATCTTTTCTTATTCACGCCTTGATAGTATTCTGCTCTCTGCTGTTGAGCGTATTTGTAAGCCTGCATTACCTGATCATACTCTTCTTTAGGAATACTGAACTGATTGTCACCTGTTCCTAATTTTATGAACCTGTTTGAGCTGCGTGACGTAAATTCCCTTAATCTATCCGTAAATAATTGAAAGTCTTGTGAATTTTCAAATGATCTGCCATGCATTGGTCTTTGCACTTCTATGCCATAATTCTGGCGGATTCGTCTTTGTTTAGCCGCTGCTGAGCGCCTTAATTTAGTAAGCTGCCTTTGCTCTGACGCTGATATTTTATATGCCTCTGCTTTTTTCGCCCTCGGTGCCTTTGTTTCTTTAGGCTTTCTGATCGCAATTTTTTTCGTTGAAGCGTCATTGATCTTGGTACTGGTGCTTTTACCCTGCACCATTGAATTTCTTGCAGGTGCAGATTTAGGCATCTTAGCTTTCTTTGCTTTTGACTTTTTTAATGCCTTTTCTAATTCATTTTTAGCCATTGTAAACACTCGCTTCCATTGTAAAATCAGACAATGACTTGTATTCATCGTCGTTTAATGCATTACAAATGAAAAAACCTCTCTTCTCAATGGTAGCGTAAAGCATAATCGCTGCTAGTAAATCGCAGTCGCACGTGATACCGGTAAGTTTAAACATGCTGCACTGTAACTTTTCCGTGTACTCATCTAATTTTGACAGGAACTTCTCATGATAAAACTTGCTTGAAAAATGCATAACAAGACCATACAAAGTATAAGTATATGGGCTTTTACGCAAATTAGTGTAAACGCCTCCGCGTGAAGGGTTCGTCTGGACGCCTAATGGCATATTGATCACCGCCTTTTATTAAACTTTCACCCGTCTGCAGGTGGTTACAGACGGGTGATATCTTTTCAGGAGGACAAAAGCTATTGTTAAATTCCGGTTACTTCAATCGTTGTAAATTCGTATTTGTTTTTTCCCTGAACACGCCTCGGAGTTACCTTGATCGGGTCAGCCTCAGTCGGAAGCCAAAGGTCTGCCACGATATTGCGAAGCGAATTGTATATTCCAATAGAGACACAAGAATACGTTTCGCCGTCGTCCCCCAGAATGATGATTCTGGGAGCCATTTCGGGCTCTCCAGTCTGTCCGTTTTTGGTTTCAACCCAATGCGCGATAAAACCAACCATGGTGATTTCCTTGTTCATCATGTCTGCCAGCCTCTTGGAGGGCTGATCTTTGATCTGGTGAAATTTGAGCTTATCTTCCTTGCTGTCACCCATTTCAAAGGAAGTCATAACCTCACTAACACCAGATGCGGCGAAAGCCTCACTCATAGGAACAATTTGATCAGCGCGTAAGCCATTGAATACTTCGATTTCTTCTGTCATTTCTTCGATTTTGCTCATTGTTTGCAACCTCTTTCTGTTTGTTTTTTGACACGAATAACCCACACATATACCATGGCACCGACCACCCGGCCCATTTGGTATGCTCTTATTATACTATGCCGTGTAAATTTTGTCAATAGTTTTCAAATGTTTTTACAAATAAATTTACAATGTTTTTGTTGCGATTTTTTACACCTTGTGGTATACTGATTATGGAGGGGCAAGGGCTTGCGCTATTGTCGCGCGGGGCATACCCGGATTGATTTCCGCCTGCGCGTTTGGATGCTGTGGTGGGCATGTACGTTTAGTGTGCTTTGTACTCTCCTACATTTAGGGACAGTCCGTTTGTTGACCACAAATTCAGGGCTGTCCCTTACCTATAGGTGATCTGTATGAATGATTCCATATATTATGACTTTGAAACACTACTCACAAAGAATGCCTTGATCAACTTCACGCTTTCAAATCGCGGAGCAGGTAAAACATTCGGCTTTAAAAAGTATGCTATACGTGATTTCCTAAAAACTGGGTGGCAGTTCGTTTATATGCGTAGATACCAAACTGAGTTGAATACCATATCCAGCTTCTTTGACGACATACAAGGATTTTTCCCTGATCACGAATTTGCTGTCAAAGGAGGCAAAAAAGGCGGCAAGTTCTTGATCGACGATAAAATAGCTGGGTTCTTTGTTCCACTTTCATCTACACTTGCTTTTAAATCAACGCCGTTCTCACATGTCAATAAAATATGCTACGATGAATTTCTGATACCTAAAGGAAGCCTTAGATACCTTACAGATGAAGTACACAATTTCTTTGACTTCATCGAAACTGTCAACAGATACCGGGATACAGACAAACTCCATGATCTTGTAAGAGTATTTTGCTTTGCTAACACTATTAGCATTATCAATCCTTACTTTAGAGAGTTTAATCTCGCTGTAGACACAGGCAAACGCTTTAACATATACAAAGAGTACGACAACGATGTGATCGTGGAAATCTTTAAGAATGACGAATTTGTTAAGAGAAAATCAGAGACAAGAATTGGTAAAATAATGAACAAAACTCCATACGGATCATATGCAATTGAAGGAGAATTCTACCAAGACAGTGAGACGTTTATTGAAAAACATCCTAAAGGAACCAAAGCCATTGTGTGCATAAGATACGCTGAGAAAATAGTGTACTTCTATTTTGACATGAAAAACGGTAAAATATATGCAAGCTATGACGAACAGATAGATGTACCATGGAAATTTACATTGACATCTGATGATCACACGCCTAATTATTATCTTGTTAAAAGTGCTAATGCCTGCGGACAAACAAGAGTACTTACACAGGTTTTTGCAAATGGATGCATGAGGTTTGATGATCTCGATGTAAAAGAAACCACGTATAGAATATTACAATGCTTGGGCGTAAAGGGGCGATGATATGAGCTTTTTAACCTACTACCCACTCACGAAATCTGATTGCTTTCGTGCGGCTCAACCTATAGAGCCAAATATGATCATGATTCATTCCACAGGATCTAACAATAAGTACATACACAGATATGTGGGCCCTGATGACGGAAAATTAGGCCCGAATCAATATGATAATCACTGGAACAGGCCGGGCATTTCCAAATGCTGTCATGGTTTTATTGGAGCTTTACAAGATAACACCATAGCGTGCTATCAGACGCTTCCGCTAAATATCAACGGTTGGCATTGTGGCGGAAGCGCCAATAACTTGTCTATTGGATTTGAAATATGCGAAGGTGGCGATGACGCTGAATACTTTCAAACAGTTTATGAATACGCGGTTTCTGTTGCAACCGAAATCTGCATGCGAAAAGGCTGGGATTCCACGCACATTACCTCCCATTATGAAGCTGCACGAGAGGGTATGGCCAGCAATCACGGTGATCCGGCAACATATTTCGGAAAATTTGGCAAGTCTATGTTTACATTCAGGGCGGATGTAGATGCAAAACTGAAAGGAGATTTTACCATGTACAAATTGTTTATTGGTAATTATGAGACGAAACAAGAAGCTGAAAATTTTGCAAAAGGACTGGCTACGCTTTTTGGGAGCGCTGAAATTGTCGGAGATGAGAAACCAGCACCTGAGCCTGTACCTACACCCAGTGAATTTAAAGTTGGAGATGCTGTCAAAATCAAACCGGGCGTTGATAAATTTGTGGGCGGTGAAAACATGAGCGGCTGGGTTAAAGAAGCCAAATTGTATATACGCCAGATTGAGGACGGTGGCAAAGTTTATCTAGTATCCACGGAGCCGTCTAAGATTGTGTATACCGGGCGTGTTTGGGCTTCCGATGTGATTGCATACTGAATATTAGAATAAAGATAAAGCGCCGATGAAAACCGGCGCTTTTCTTTTACCATACCATTTGCCTTGTCAACTGGTTTTTTGTCCATGCGTTGAAACAATTTACAAATGATTCATAGGCAGAATCTCTTAATTCTGAATATAAAACTGTTCCTTTGAATGTGACTGTTACAAGCTCGTTTTCATAATCTATTGATACAGACTCAACATCGTGATCCGCAAGAAAACGTATGCAAGCATTGACATCGTCAGTCCTCATTTGGATACACCTCTGTAAGTGATGTTAGCCAGTTACTGAGCTTTAACGTATGGTTCATTTCATCAGAAATTATCTCCTCGATATCTGCAATTAACTCTCTGCGTGTAATGTCGTCAACATCGGATGCATTTTTAACGTAACTGATCAGGAGATAATAGCCCTGTATTGCGCTTTGCTCTTCTGCGTTGTTTTTTGCGATAAATGATGCAAGCTCATTGATAGTTATGATAATCAACCCTCCTTACATTACACGCATGACTGTACGCTCCTTGCCATTGATATACACGACAACATACAGCAGGTGGTTTCTGGTCTCGTAGATAGACAGACGGACATAATCATCGCCGGACATTACTACTGTCGCTATACGATTTGAATTTTTCTCAATCTCGTATAACTCTGTTTCGTACTGTAAACGCTCCTCTGCTATCATTCCGATTCACCGCTTTTGCAAATGCGGAACCATGTGGCAAGGCGCATAGCGTGCAACTCATCTGTCACTGTGTCAAGTACAGCGATGTGCGTGGAACTTGTCGCCACTACCTCAACTTCATGATCACCGTTCTTTTCATCGTTGTACGCTGATGTGGTAAAACGCTCGCCGACATTCGGCACCGTCTTGGCAGTTCCCCTTCGTTTCGGAAGAAATTCTTCCAGTCGCATATCCTTGATTTTAATGCCACATGCATCAAATACTTTGGCTACGGCGACTTCGTTGATCGCGTTTTCATCGTAAATCTGGCCCGGAATAGGCTTATGCATCGCTTTGCTAAGTGTGTTGGAAGTGGTTCCCAGATATTTGGCAACGGCCTGCAAACTGCATTTGCTCAAGTCTTGATACGTCATGATATACCCCTTTCATTTTTGTGCATTTGACGGGATGCACACCCGTATTTATGCGCTATGCGCGGACGGTGGATTGCTCCACCGTTTCGCCGTCTACGGCTCATCAGCGCGCCTGTACGATTTTCAATAATTCGGTTTCATCTATTTCGTACATATTCATTATTAACTCAAAAATTGCATCGTATTCAATTTTCGCTTGTTTCCACAAAAGCTCATAATAATAGTCGTTGTTATCAATATACCTATGGCCATAATCTCTTTGCATAGCATATAATGATCGTAATCGATTTAATGCAAAATCGTTAATATCGATTGTTCTATCACCCATTTTTAATCACCCTTCTAATAATATAACTATATCACGGCATATAAGTTCGTTCCTCGGCTACCGCTTTCCAAATTGCATTGTATGGCACACCTGTTGCATAACTGGCCACGTCTATAGCCAACCGCAAATCATGCTCACAATTATCATATTCATCCTTATAACTATCATCACGTTCAACAATATACTTATTCTCCGCAAATACCCAAAACTCATAAAGCTCTCTGAGCCTATTAAGCAGTTCCTCTGGCATAGCTGCTGCCTTTATGTCATTTCTTATGATGTTACGTGCCTCCGTGATTGTTTCGCCGAAACCGATGTACTTACCATTTGACCGCCTGACATCGTACATACCATACATGTCTGTCGTGATGATCTTGTAACCGCGATACCTTGTCATTGTCGTTCTCATTCTGTTTTTTCCTCCTTATTGTCTGTGTAGTCGTGTTTGTCTTTTGATCTGTCTATATTGTAGCATAGATGCGATACACTGTCAACGCTTATTTACTTTTAAATGTGCACAAAGAATACAATCCTTTATTGTGCCATGTGATCAATCATACGCTCTCTTTGCATTATATTATTACCTTATTATATAGCAACGCCTTTTGATCGCGAGATAGAATGTATGTTCGGTTGATGCCGCCTTAATCCTTGATCTATAATGTACATGCGAGGCTATAACTAGGTCGCGTTTAATGCATGATCGCATGCTATATTGACGCTGTATTTTAATGTATACTTATGCGTTAATAGTCAATGTATATTCATGTATGATTATACGTTGCATTGATCTGTATATGATGCGGTTATATGTAAGCTTGAATTTGTATACAGTACATAAATAAGTGCTTATGTGTTGTGTGATATGCATTGAAAAGTGCGGTAGATTATGAGCGAATTTGTGCAATTTGCCATGAGGGGGGGTGCCATTTTTTGCGCGCTCTCATT